CTTGGTGGAGCCACGCTTCTAAATACTGGTGCGGTGACCATTGCAATTACAGGAACAGGTTTTGCAGATTATCTCTGGTTTGAGACGACAGACGGCGGGGAAACGTGGACAGAAATTTCTGACAGCGGCGATGAAACGTGGACGACCGTTAGTAAGGGTAATGAAAGCTGGAGTGAAGCGGCGTGATAAAATTTGGTGAATTTATGCCGGACCAGCCGTGGCTCAACAATGCTGGGGCAACCGAAGCAAAAAACGTCATTCCGGCGCTTTCCGGCTATCGCAGTTTTAAAAGTTTGGCGGCGGTATCGGGCGCAGCGACCGCTAAGATCACAGGTATGTTTTCGGGCAAGGACGATAGCGGCAACTCCGCACTTTATGCGGGTGATGCTGGAAAACTCTATAAATTGAATGCCGCGGACTCTGCGCTCACTGATCTAAGCAAGGCTGGTGGTTATAGTTCATCCGCTGATGAAAAATGGCGGTTTGCTCAATTTGGGCAAACGGTAATCGCGACAAACTTCGATGATCCTGTGCAAAAATCTACTGTTGCTTCTGGGACCGCATTCGCGGATCTGGCTGGGACACCACCGAAAGCAAAATTTATTTGCACGGTTCGGGATCAAGTCATGCTTGGTCACACTAACGATACTTCTGATGGTGTTAAGCCGTACAGACTTTGGTGGTCAGCCATCAACAATGAAGCCTCTTGGACCCCAGGCACGGGTCTATCTGACTACCAAGATGTAATGGATGCAGGAGCCATGATGGGCTTGGTCGGCGGTGAACATGCGATAGCCCTGTTTGAAAATGCAATTGTTCGAGGCACCTTTGTCGGAGCGCCGTTGATCTACCAGTTTGATCGGCTAACAACAGACAAGGGATGTTCTGTTCAAGGCTCCGTAGCGTCGGTTGGTTCCAGCTTAGTTTTCTTTTTAAGCGACGATGGCTTTTATATGCTGTCGGGCAATGAGCTTAAACCGATTGGCGCTGAAAAAATTAATCGCTGGTTCTTCAAGCGTTTTAAGATCGCCAGTAAAGAAAATATGTGTGCCGCAATTGATCCGATTAATCAAAACGTCATTTGGGCATACCCTTCTGTTGAAAGCACATCTGGCGAAAACGACGAAATATTGATCTATAACTATAATCTCAACCGCTGGTCGTATGCAGTGCAAGACTGCACCGCACTCGCCCAGGGCTTGACGGCTGGCTACACTCTTGAACAGCTTGATAACGTCAGTTCGAGTATCGATGCGTTGCCAGCAAGTTTAGATGACGGCATCTGGAAAGGCGGCACATTCTTTTTCGCTGGAGCCAAGGACAAGAAAATTCAGAGTTTTACGGGAACCGCGCTTGATGCCGTCATAGAAACAGGTGAATTTCAAATTGCCCCAGGACGGCGCAGTCTAGTTAATGGGGTCGTGCCTTATGTTAATTCTTTGCAAGGGCAGCTAAATAGCATAACAGCGGCGGTTGCCAGCCGGACCCACTTAAATCAAATTGGCGCTGACCCGTATACTTCATCAGCCCAAGTTTTTCCTCAGTCGGGTTCAGACCGATCGTGGAACGGCTCTTGCCCACTCAGATCATTCGGTGCTTACCATCGTGTTCGACTCACTTTAACAGGCACATGGGAAGTCGCGATGGGTGTGGACGTTGACATGCAGCAAGCAGGTACGCGCTGATGGCGACGACAAACTTTAGGGCGCTGACACCGTTTTCGACACAACGCGACACCTCTGATGTCGTTAATAATATATTGAGTGGCAAATTAAATGCGGTGGGAACTTTTACTGTGACCAACTCAGCCACCAGCACGGTTGTTACAGATTATCGCGTCGGTAAAGAAAGTGTAATTTTGCTGATGCCAACGACTAGTGCTGCGGCGGGTGAAATTGCAACGACCTATGTTAGTACACGCGCTAAAAATAGTTTTACGGTCACTCATCCATCCGCAACGACGAGCCGGATCTTTGACTACTGTGTTATCGGCTGAAGCGTGTGAGCATTTGCGCTCTGCGCTCAAACATGCGGGTGATACGCACAGTTTGGAAGACGTTGTTGAGCTTCTAAATTCTGGAGAAGCAAAACTGTATTGCACGAAAAATAGCACAATTGTGACACAGGAATTTGAGTATCCAAAAGCCAAGCAACTTCACTTTTGGCTGGCTGGGGGTGACTTGAAAGACATTATAATTAGAGGGCACGAAATAGCCGAAGACGCAAAGAAGCGTGGCTTTTCGAAAGTTAGCATTATCGGACGACCTGGTTGGAAGCGAAGGTTAAAAGGCTTTCGTCAAGCTGGGGTAATTTTATCAAGGGATTTTTAATATGTCTGGATTTTTAGGTTCTAAACAAACGGGCGTTCAAACGACCAAATCTGAGCCGCCCGAATATGCACTTCCGTATTTGGAAAAGGCGATGGAAGGTGCCGAAGACTTATACGAAAACTATCCGCAAACCTACTACCCTGGTCAAACGTACACCGACTATTCGCCCGAAACGATGGCGGCTATTACCGCTGGCGAAAAACGCGCCGCAGACGGTAGTAGCTTGCTGACAGATGCCCAGGATTTTACCACCGATGCAATGGGTGGCTCTTTTGTTAATCCGGCTCAAGCCATGCTGCAAAAAACCGCACAGGGCGATTTTCTGTCAAAAAATAACGAGTATTTGCAAGATGCACTTGCACCCGCGATGGATAACATCAAGGGGCAGTTTTCAGCGGGTGGACGACTTGGCTCCGGCGCAAACATTGCCGCCATGACCAGCGCAATGGCACCTGTGTATGCTCAGAATTATGCGCGTGAGCGTCAAAACCAGATGGCGGCACAGGGTCAACTTGGAGCGCTTGCTCAACAAGGATTTGCCAACCAGATGCAGGCCGCAAGAATGGCACCTGAACTAGCCGCGGCAGACTACGCTGACATTGATCGTGCGATGGCTTACGGCCAGATGAGGGATGCTAAGTCAGGCGAGGCACTGCAAGACGCTATTAACCGACACAATTTTGGACAGTCTGAACCTCAACAGCGGTTGCAGAATTACATTGCGGCAATTAGGGGCGGCACATTTGGTGGCACACAAACGCAACCAATATACAGCTCGCCGGTCGGTCAGGGAATTGGCAACCTAGCCAACCTTGCATTTGCTTACAACATGTTCAAAAAGGCTTAAATATGGATTATTCAGACCTTGTAAAATTAGGGTTGCTTGGAGCGCAAGATCAAAAAGATGCTGCTCTTATGGGACTTCTAAACCTTGGCAGTCAGATTGGAGCGGCAAGCGCCCCTCGAACCTCTCCCACCCCGCCGCCAATTGATCTGTCAAAGGCAATGGGTGTTTACCAGGGCCACATGAAAAACGCTCTCACTCAAGGGGCTTTAGCTAAAAAATTACAGGACGAAAAAAATTTGAGAACCATGTTTGGCCGTGGTGCGTGGATGAAGGGAATGCCCACCAACATGCAAAATTATGTATCTCATTTGGGAAGGATAAACCCCGCTCTTGCTATAGACTTTATAGGTAAATTTCACTCTCGCACGCCGAGAGAGACTAAATACCACAATGTTATCGTCGGAGATGAAACAACCCCTCGACGTATCTCAACCTCAGAAATGGAGAGGTTTAGACTCCAAGGAAAACGAATACGCCCATATTCCGCACCTTTGATAAAACATGAGGCTCCAAATGCGATGGCTGCTTATGGAGTTAAAATATGGGAAAAAGCATCTACAGCGGCGTCAAAAGCAAGCCAAGATTTGTTTCAATTAAACACAATGAAGTCGTTACTTGCTACTGGCGTCCCTTCAGGCAAGCTGGAAAGCTGGACCTTACCATTTAAAAATCTTCTTGCATCCTTTGGAGTTGTTAATGGTCAACTAAGTATCCAAGAGGCAATTACTTCGTTAGGCAATGAATTAGCCCTTGGAAAGCATGGTCCTGGGATGGGGCCAATGACCGACCCTGATTTTAAAATTTATCAAGGAATTATGCCTGGGTTAAAAAATACAAGAGCAGGCAACGCCCTCGTTATGGCCCGTCTTGAACGGGAATATTTAGGAAAACAAATGTATGCCGAAATTATAAGGGAGCAAATTGATACTCTAGGCCCAGCAAAAGTTAACCCTGCACAAGCATGGAAAGAGGTAGCATCACGTCTAAATGCTGAATACGGCCCCCTAATACCACAATTTGCAAATCGCGATGAAGTCGGTAGAGACATGAAAGGCAGAGTTGTTATCATTGCTGGACAGCCGGAGTATGTACACTGATGGCCGATAAATCGAATGTTATAACGAACTCAAGTGGGCTTAAATTTTCTCCTCTAGGTCCAAATAATAGCGGTGAAAAAGCCGTTGAAACGCCGTTAAAATTTACACCTTTATACGAAAAAAAGACGAAGGATATTTCTGTAGATAGCGATGGTCTTCCAGAAATTACGTCGCAAAAAGCAATTCCCTGGCATCAGCGGCTTGGGACTGATTTAAAACTAACCTTTACGAGTGAGCCTTGGGAAAAGGCACGCATTATTGCTAAATCTTTTCCAAACCGCGTTGAGTTGTTTCAGGATGTAAAAAACAAACAGCCCGTCATTTCTCTTGATGGAAAACATTTTTCGGTCAACAAAAAGGGAATGTCAGCGGCCGACCTTCAAAACTTTGTGGCTGAAACTGGTTTTTATTTAATTCCATCAATCTTGTCTGGGGGTGCAACGCTCTTGGGCAGACTTGGACTTGGTGCTTTGACTTATGGCGCGGCAGAAGGTGTCCGTCAGGTTGGTACGGGTCTGTTTGGCGGCAAAGGTCAAACTGATAAAGAAATGATCAGCACTTATGTTTCACCGATTGATTCAAAAAAAGTTGGCGCAACGGCAGCTATGGGAGGTTTAACAGAAGCATTCTTACCGCCTGTTTTAAAGATTGGTGGCAAGGCTTTACGTAAAATCTGGAGTTCTGGGAAACAGAATGTGGCCGGTTTGAATGCAGTCATTAACGCCGCCGCTGCTGGAGACGAAGTAGGTTTACAAAAAGCACTCGAACTTGTTCGAGGAGGATCAGGGTCAAGTCCAATAGAGGCCACGTTAACCAAGGGACAAAGGTCGGGTAATAAAGCTCTGCTTGAAACAGAATCGATGATGCGCGAAGGCACTGGAGCTTATGGTGAAGGTGCAACAAAAGTTATTCAAGGTGCTGATGCCAGACAGATGCGCGTGATTGAAGACGAAGCCTTAAAACTGCAAGGTAAAGTTGGTGCCGGTTCTGGTTTTAATCCCCAAGTACCGGCGGCTATCGGGGGTTCGTTACAGGATAGCTTGCGGAAAATTGAAGCAAAGACGCAAGCTGCCGCTGCCGCAAAGATGGAAGCTGGACGTACAGCTATGAATGAAGCACCGGCATTTATTACTGGCGGTACGCTTTTTCGCGGCATTGATACGATGCTTAAAATTCCGGCAAGTCGAGGTATTCGCGGTGACCTTCTTCGAGATATGCCAAGCGCAAACGTCGTTTTGGGAAGATTACGTCGAACACGAAATAATTTAAAAAATGGTCGGATTAGCATTGTTGATTTTAAGAATATAGAGGCTTTCAGAAAATCTTTAGGCAAACGAATTGATAATTTAAATACCACCGCCGGTAAAGAAGAACGCGCCCTGCTTTTGGAGATGAAAACAACGCTCGATAATTCAATTGATGACGCCCTTACCAAGGGATTAATGCACGGTGATAAGGCAACGATTCAAATGGTAAAAGAGGGTCGTGCGATGTGGGCCGACTATATGAAAAAGTTTTTCCCAAGGCAAAAAGATCGATTTGGTCAAATTGATCTAGCTGGTAATAAACTTCAAAAAATTCTCAGCGGCGAAACGCCAGAAAATGTCGTTAATTTCTTTGTTAATGTTACGCGAGCTGGCCCAAAACGTGAAACGCTAGAACTTTTTGATCGCATGAAAAATATTTTTGGTGAAGGCAGCGAACAGATCGCACTCATTAAAGACGCTGTAATCTATCGGATGTTTACTAATGCTCAATTAAAGGGCAAAGGCGATATTACGCGCACCTCAATTGTTAAAAATTACTTTGATTTTTTCAACAAAAATTCCAGCCTTGCCAATAAAATGTTTAGTCTGGAAGAACGTGAAATGATCCGGCAATTTGTCGGTCAGGTTTCAAGGACTATTCCCGCTGAAATGAGAATGAATCCCTCCGGCACCGGCATGGTGATTGCTCGACTTTTGAGAGATGTTGGAAGTGGTGGCTTGGTAGCGCGTATCGGCAGTCTGGTAAAAGGCGTGCCAATTGTCGGAGATATGGGCGGTCAGGGTTACGCAAAAACTCTGGCCTATGTAAACCGATTGACTTCGGCCCCCTGGGGCGCTGCGGTGGTTGCAGGCACGGATCGAGGGGATAACAGCGTGCCACAAAAAGCAGTGACCAATACAGCTAATACAATAAATCGTCTACTTCCTTAATGTGCAATTGTAGGGACTGCTGGATTATCCGGCAGCTTAGAAAACTGAAACGTAACACCCGCTTTTCGCGGGTTTTTTTATGAGGCGAAATAATGGCGAAAGATCAGTGTAGCGAATACGACACGACTGCCGCAAATAATACGGTTGTCGGAGATGTTGATATTTCGGAAGGAACCGCGCCGTCGAACATAAATAATTCCATTCGTGAATTGATGTCGCATTTGAAAAACCCTCAATTCGGGAAAGTAAGCGTTACAACCGACACCTCCGCTGGGGATGACGCAGCAATGGGCTATACCGCCGCCGAAGGACTGATTCTAACGGGCCAAGGCTCAACTAACGATGTGACAATAAAGAATGATGCTGATGTCGAAGTCTGCGGCGTTCCAACTGGCACCGATGATCTCAAATGGCCTGACAATGCGATGGCAGTTTTTGGAACTGGCAGTGATCTCAAAATTTATCACGATGGGTCAAACAGTCGAATTACAGAGGGTGGAACTGGCAGCCTCATAATGGCAACCACTGAATTTCAGTTTCAAAATACGGCTGGCGATGAAGTTATAATGTCGGGGGTGGCAGATGGCGCGTGTAAACTGTTTTTTAACAACGTCAA